CTTGATGCTGTAGTGGTGCGAGAGGATCAAGCCGTCAAAGTGTGCATGATGGGCAAGGACGGCGGTGTTTGACCAGTCGACCTCGCCAAGCGCTTGCGCGATACCATCTTCAGCATACCAGCGCGCACCACGCCAATCAGCCCATCTAATGCCAACACCCAACGCCTCGAAACGCGGATCGCGGACATACGCCTCCGTCGTCATCTTCTTCAGCGTATAGTCGTCGCTGAAGAACGTCTCGAAGTCGAGGGTGAGGATGTTCATTTGCAACTCGTTAAAGGAAGTTTGTCCTCAACCGCACGGGCAATCAGTGCAGCGATTGTGAGCGCGAGCGCCGGATGCGTAGTGCCGTAAGCGGTCGGGGCACCGGTATCGTCCCAATCGTGTGCAATCCACCAGACGATGGCCCGGCATCCGATCCCTTGCTTGAGTTCCCAAAGATAGTGGCTGCGCATCAGCGTCAGAGATGCATCAACCGAAGACGTGAAGGCCGGAAGTGGATAGCCTCCGTTATATGGACAGCGGCCGTCTGCGGTAAATTTCTCGAATACGACCGAGCCTTGCCAGATATCCCAAGCCATGCCCTCCTTGTGATCTAGTCCACGGCGGTGCACGCGGATTGTCTTGGTAAGCTCGCTATCAGGGTATGCAGCGACATAGATTTCGAGATCCAATTCGCGGCTCGGCTCCGTCGACTGCTGTAGCTTCTTTATGAGTTCGAGCATGGGTTTCCTTAAGTGGTGTGAACTATTAATCGTGGTCGCGTTTTGCAGAAGTTAACGCCGTTCTCGCGTCTCGCACGATGGCCTCAATCTGTGGGTTCTTGAAATACGGAATATCGGACACGCGCCGGAGAACTTCCTGCGCGCTCACAAGCTGGGCGCGGAGGCTGGCGTTGTCGTCCCTTAGCCTGTCTGCTGTCGCGCGCTCAATGTTGAGCAATTCAACTGATACAAATCCCTCCGCGATCTTGGCGCATTCCTCGGCAAGGTAGGCAGGGGGAGCGCGCAATCTCTCGATCTCTTGTGCGGCGTCCTCCATGGTCCTTATGGCGTCGTTTAAGCTGGTTAGCATAACAAAACGGAGACGATGAACGATGTCGTCCTCCGGTTTCTGCATCGTGGCGCGCATAAAACCTACCCCCACACCCACCAGTAAACACCCCTGATGAGCTCGCTGACCCACCAGGGGTTTCGAATCTCCAGGAACAGGAAGACCACGATCGCCCACGACAGGATGGCGAGCAGGGCGATGAGGAGAGCTTTCTGCAAGGGGGTCATCGGGCTGCCTCTATAGCAGCCATGATGGAGCGCGGAGGCTCGCCATCAACCACTTTCTTGATGCTAAAGATCACATCGCCAAAGCTTTTGTGCTCTTTAGCAAAAGCCCGCGCCTCGCGCAGTGTTGGGAAAATACGTTCCCACGCCGGCATCGTTTCGCCGTAAACAACCCGGTAGCTCATGGTCGTTTCTCCATCTTCAACAGGTTCAACTCGGTGTTGGCCTCGTCGGGCAGGTAGCCAAGGATGAACAGCGAGCGCAGATAGGTGTTGTCGAGGATCTCGCCACGACGCCAGTGCTGATCCAGCCTCCACTTCGTTTCGGCTCGGCATGCCACTCGTTCGGGGTCGCTGAAGTGGGTCATTCGTCTTCATCCACCCGGAGTGCCGCGAGCATGATAACCAGAGCACCTAAACCTGCCATACCGGCAAGAGTGAGCAGCGTCAGCGCGATCGATATGGCAAAATTGGTCATCCGAACACCCACCAGAACGGCTGGCCAAGACCGTACACCAGCCCCATGAGAATCAACACGTCCTCGGCGAGGATCATCCTCGTCCCCACGGCAGGCGGAACGACTTTATCCACGCCCACAAGACTCCGCGCAAAGTCAGAGGCGGAAGCGGCTTGCCGGTCGTCGTTCTGTTCATTGGGAAACTCATGGCTTCACCCGTCCAAGCAATTCGAGAATCTGTTCGTGCTGCGTCTCGGTGAGGCCGATTTCGTCCGCCATGCCAAAGACGTCAAAACGGGCGAGCATCAATTCGCGCATATCCTCGCGACCCTTGGTTTCGCCTTCCTCGCGCTCAAATGCCTTGATATCTGCCAGCTCGACCGCGTCCATTGGCGAAACGATTTCATCGATCATGTCGACCAGGAGCGGCTGGCGCGGGGTGAACGGCTGCGCCACCACGATGTCGCGGAGCTGGGCCGCGAAGTCCTCAAGGGACATTTTCGAATAGGCGCGCATGTCGTTCCCCTTTAGCCATGAGTGCCGGGGCTTTCCGCCTTGGCGGTCCCCGGCGATTTCATGGTCGTTCTCCTGCGTTCACCCAAGTGGTAGTTCGCCTGCGAAGCGTCTCACGCTGTCCCAAATATCGCAAGTATTATTTGGGACATTTTGTTGCGTTGTTTATTTTCCAACCGAAATACCACCACGTCTGCCCTTTGGCGATTGTCTCAGTTGCGCCACACGAACAAAAATACTTGCGCTCGTCCGAAGTGTCGCAACACAGAACGGCTCGTTTTTTGCAAAATATGCAAAAGCGATTGATCTGTTCCATTGTCCTGTTCCCTTTTCTAGAGTGCCACGGCGATCATGGCGCCGATCGCCACGAACGTCAGCACGAGGTGGATGGTTTCCGTCAAGTCCAGCCAAAGGAAGCGTTTCATGCCACGTCCTCCTCGGTATCCAGCACATCCCTCACGCGGTAGCCCGCCGCGCGCAGCAGGATCGCGATCGACGCCAGCATATCGACCGTCCATTTCCGGCCATCCAGCAGCTCCTGGATGCCCGTGAGGACGCCTTCCGGTGTGAGTGTGGTCATTCGTGTTCCCCTTCGATGAGTTGGTCAGATGTGGACGAATACGCAGTCCGGGTGCGTCGCGCGGAGCTCCTGCGCATACCGGCGAACGGCACTTTCACAGACGTGTTCACCCCGGATCTCGTAACGAGCCACGAACAGCCGATCCAGATCCGGCAACGGCAGCTGGAACCAGCGCAAGCCATTCGGTCCCACACGATCCCAAACCGGATCATTTTTGTAGATTTCGATCGACATGGTTTGCATCTCTTGTTCCCCTTCATTTGGCCATCTTCAGGCACCGCTTGACGGTGCGACCTGGCGAAAGGCCAGGTTTCGGCCTTAGAGTCCGATCGAATGCGGCGTACCAAAAACAGAGCATGCCGAATTGCGCGTGCCTTGACCGCACTGGTCAAACGGTTTGACTGCCAAGTTCCAACGATAGAGGTATTCGGCCGCGGCTGCCTCTTCTATGGTTTTACCGTAGAAGAGGCGAAGCGCCAGCCGTTCCGTGGTGCCCATGCCAGGAACACGGCGCCGCATACCGTCGGCACACCACGAATCGAACAAATCAAAAGCCGCGTTTGCATCGTTCTTATGGAGCGGCCATGCCGCGCGCAGATCAGTCAGTATCGACATGTTCAGGACTCCTTGTTTGAAGGCAGGATGAGGTTGTCGAGCTCGCCAATCGGCGGAACGGCGAAGTCGGACGGCGGCGAGGTGTCGCGCGGAGCTGGTGTGTCATCCAGCAGGCGCGCGTTGTGGGCGCGATTTTCGAGTTCTTGAGCGGTGGGTGGCGGTGGTTCGAGGTGGCCCATGTGGACGAGATAGGCGTCCGCGTCCTTCAATGTGATGCCACGGTCGAGCATGAGGGCGCGGGCTTGGTCGACCGTCGGTTCGATATAGGTCTCCAGGTCAGCCACGGTGGCTGCCGGATTGATCTGCGCCCACTGCGCGGTGCTGCAGAGCCTGGAGAACGGCGAGAACGCGCCAGCCCACCATTTCGGGTGCGAGAGCCGGCGCACATGCTGACCTAAATCATTGCGCCGGTACAGCGTTGGATGTGTGCGGTCGGTAATAATCTTGCTCGCGTTCTTTTTCTGGACCGGCGCGGCCATGTTGACGGCCGAAAGCCGCTGTTCGATATCCACCGGGAGTGGGTGGATGCCTTTCTCCCACTTGATTATGGCTTGGCGAGACACACCAAGCAGGTCTCCCAGCTCAGCTTGTGTAAGGGCGTTCTGCTTGCGCAAAACGATGAAAGCGACGCGATCCATCAGAGCACTCCCCATTGTTCGGCCATGGCATCGGCGATGCCCGGCAAGGTGCGAGAACGTTCCTTCCACCGGTTGGGACCGGGTGAAGCGTAGTGGCATTTCGGTTCCGGCCGCGATCCTTTCGGCAACGCTGTTGCCGCCCGAAACGATTCGTAAGTCGGCCATGTCGGGACGAGGCGCGGAACGTTGATCAGTTCCAGCCCCGTGGCTTTGGTCTCATTGTGCCCGAACATCCATGGCTGGATGAATTGCCGGGGTTGCGCGCGGCGCGTGAGCGCTTCCGCATAGGGATGCATTCGCGGGTTCTCGATAACGATCCGGGCAATTGGCGCATGCGCCAAGCGATTGTAGTGTGCACAATCGCGGTACATCGCCTTCCAGCGCGCGGGATCGCGGCCATTGGCCTTGCGACCACCCTTGTACAGCCACCTGAGGCCCGCGTTGGTCAGATTGGTGCACTCCGGGTGGAAGATCGCCAGATCGAAGCCGGCATCCATCAGCCCGCCGGCGTCAGCAAAGATGAAATCCATGATGTCGCCTTGGTAGTGGGTGCCGATGGCGCGAATCGCTCCGTAATCGCCAGTGCCCCACGTTCTGCAGCCATCGTCCGCCGGCAACAGGTCGACCGACACTGCGAAGTGGCCACGCGCTGCGAAGGCGCGGCGGATGACACCGGAGCTCTCTTGACCAATCAGGACGCGCATTGCGGATACTCCTGCGCAACATAATTGCGCGCTTCGGCTGTGAGATTGCCATGTTTCAGCATCGCGCGTGCCATTGCGGCTTTTGCGTCTGCCTTTTTGGTCTTGGAAAATGTAAGTCTGACGTCTTCGAGGGATTGCGTTCTGCGCGCTGAAGCGCGACCGTTTGTAAGGCTGACATCCATCTGGTTTGCTCCTGAAGGTGACATGAAGTAAGCTACTTTCGCTTACAATGTCAGCCAAAGTGAGCTGACATTGGCTGACATTGTAAGGGTGCGATGTAAGCCGTCAAGGCCGTTTTGACCCACAATTTTGCATAGGTAAGCCTGCGAGCCATGCTAGCATTGCATGACATTGCTAGCATTGCGCAGTGCAGCAAGTACATGGGAATATTGATGAAATCGAAAAGCGTTCCAGCTTCGTTCTAAAGTATTAGTATTTTGAAAAGGATACCCCTAATTTGAAAAAGGGTGTGTAAGCCGAGTCAGCTTACACAACATTTTGGCTATAGGGTATCCTTTTTCAAAATAATACTACTACTTCCTTACATTGACTTACATTATTCAAGTTATGCCTGTGGTTGGCTGGTTGAATGCTAGCAATGTAAGCTTACAATGTAAGGTTGACCCCGCTAGCATTGTTCCATTGGCTGGTTGGCGCTGGCGCGCGGCATGTCAGCCTCGGCCAGCTGGTTGGTGAGCGCGACGGGACAAATGTAAGCCACAGCATGCCAGGCGCAGGAGGGTAACAATGTTGCGCGAAACTTTATTGCGTGGGTCATAATGTTTCAAACTCGGGGAACGAACCAGGGACGGGGTTTTTTAGATTTTTTTATGCTCCGTGAAAAATTGTTGATGTACTTTTCGAATTTTAAATGATTTAATACTTCACGCATTCCCCGGAGCGCAAAATGCCAAAAGGTCGACCGATCACAGTGAACTTGAAAGCGATGTCGTTTGAGGAGCGCGTTGCGTACAGGCGCGAGGCAAGCCGACGTCACAGGCTGAAGCACAAAAAGCGACCGACTGCGTTTGACGTTGGACCTGATCGAAAATGCATTTCGTGTCAGGCAGTGAAGCCACGAACAGAAGAGTCCTTCGAGATTAACCACGGCGCGTTTCGTGCCGAATGCAAGGAGTGCAAGTTCAGGAAGCAGAAAGCCAGGCGCATCAAAGCCGAATATGGGGGGACGATCGAAGAGTACGAGGCAACCATGCGTGACGCCTCTTGCGCGATATGCGGTTCGAACAAGAAGCTGGTGCTCGACCACTGCCACAACAAAGGGCATGTGCGGGGCGTACTGTGCAGTCATTGCAACTCGATGCTTGGTTTTGCGCGTGACGATGAAAACAATCTGCGAGCAGCAATCGACTACCTGGAGCGTACAAGAAACGGCTTTGCAACTTAACGCTTGCAACTCTCCCAATTCGCGCGCATGCTCCAACTATCGCAACTACGCGAAAAGGGAAAACACATGGCACGCAATCCGTCTCCGAAAGTCTTTGGTGGCCCGATCGATGGATCGGATCAGCCCGCGCCGATTTACTATTTCGATGCGGCCAATCGCCCCTACATCCTGGCGACCGCTGTGGGCGAGATGGTCGAGCGCCTCGCGCACCTCCGCAATCCGCCGTCCTTGACAGCGAAGCCCATGCGTGCATCCTGACAGCTCTGCGGGATTTCCTCCCAACAAACTCATCCGTGGTGCTGATCAGCACCACGGACTTTTTAGAGACCTCCATGGCTGATGGATCAAAGGTTGTTTCCCTGAAAGGCGATCCGATAGTCGCCAAGGGAACACCGCGCCCGGAAGTCATAGAAACCTTGGAGGGCATGCTGGATCTGGCCCACGCCGGCGAACTGGATGGTTTCGCGGCGGCGCTTTTGTTCAAGGACGATTGCACGAGTTACCGGATCAGCGGGCGTCTTAGCCGTGGTTTGATCGGTGTCCTGGAGATGGCGAAGTTCCAGATGCTCTACGACGACATGAAGGAAAGCTGACCATGGCCAAGCACCCCGGTTTCAAGGCGGTTCAGGGCAAGATCGCGAAGGAGGGCTACGGCAAGAAGGCGGCAGGAGCCATTCTGGCCAGCGCCACGAGGAACGCATCCGCGAAGGCCAGGAAGAAAAACCCGAACCTGAAGAAGGTCAAGGGCTGAGTTCCCTTTAGGCGCCACCCGGAAGACTGGCTGAGGACAGCCCTCGGATGGCGCCCGCCGCCGTCGAAAGGGAATAACTCCGGCGACCGCCGGGCGAACCCGGCCAAGGAACAAACTTGCACGACCGTGGTTGGCATGCAATAGTCGACCAGACCCCCGTACCCGAGGATCAGACCATGTTCGCCATCGCCTCTCCCCAGACTGTCACCCTGGCTGGTCCGAAGGACACCCCGCCGATCTCCGTGGTGTTCCACACCGATGGTGACGAGGTATCGCGCTGCGTCATGGATGTCATGCTGCCGAACGGCGACGTGCACACGGCGGTGTTCAACACCCGTGGCCAGATGGTCGCCCAGAGCCTTGCGCTGGCCGAGGATGCCGAAGCGAAGGCTGCCGAGGGGGATGACACCGACCCGAACGAGAAGCCCGTGGATGGCTCCATGAAGGCCGTGGACGCCCCGGTCGTCTGATGCCCCCGCTGGACAGCTCCAACCTTGTGTCCTACGACTACGGCGCGGACAGCCGCGTGCTGACGATCACGTTCGTCTCGGGGCGGACCTATCGGTTCAAGGATGTTCCGCAGGACGTGGCTGACGTGCTGGGCAGCGCCGACAGTCCCGGTCGCTACTTCAATTCGTCGATCAAGAACGTCTACGCGGAGACCTGAAGCGCCATGGCCTTGAACGTGGTTCCGCTCCGGGAAACGCCTCCGCTCACCGACATTGTGGCGCAGATCAGGGCGTTCGCGGACAGGGTGGAAGCGGGGGAGTGCGGCGAAGTCGGCACGGTGTTCGCCATGGTGCCACGCGAAGGGGATTACCCGGAGTTCTGGGCATGGGGCGACATGATGGGGAGGAATGACCCCGTGGTGCAACTGGAATTGGCGAAGCTGTGGCTGCTGAACAGTCTGATCCCCGCGAGATCCTGATCGAGCGCCTCGCGCGCAGCCCACGGCTGGCGCACGCCACGTTCTTCAAGCACCGTCACCCTGATACGACGCCCGCGTTCCACTACGAGCTGATCGATCTCTGGCATGGCCTAGACCCACGCGTGGTCGTGGAAGCCTTCCGCGGCGCCGCCAAGTCGACGCTGGCCGAGGAGGCGATTATCATCGCCGCGTGCCTGCGGAAGTTCAGGAATGGCCTGATTCTGGGAGAGACCTTTGACCGATCCGTCGAGCGCCTCAAGTCGATCAAGCACGAGTTCGAGGAGAACCCGTTCATTGCGGAGCTATTCGGAGATCTTGTCGGCGACACCTGGACCGAGAGCCGTATCGTTCTCCGGAACGGTGTGTGCATTCAAGCGGTGGGTAGAGGACAATCCCTCCGAGGCGTTAAGCATCTGGATGCAAGGCCGGACATGGCGTTCGGGGATGACATCGAGAACGAAGAGTCCGTCCTGACGCCGGATGCCCGCGCCAAGACCATGCGGTGGCTGATGAGCGTGGTGTTCCCCGCGCTCGATCCCGACTACAAGGTTCGGATCAATGGGACGCCGCTCGATCCGGAGAGCATGATCGTGCAGATCAGCCGCGATCCCGGCTGGGTGCACCGGCGCTACCCGATCCGCCACATTGACCCGGTCACCGACGAGATGGTGGCGACGTGGCCGGATCGGTTCCCGCTGGAGATGATCGAGGAGATCGAGGGACGCTATCAGCGGCTGGGGCTCACCACCAACTTCAAGCAGGAGTACGAATGCGTGGCCGAAGATCCAGCCGTCAAGGCATTCACATCAGACATGATCAAGGTCGAGCCGACGGTGAGGACGTGGCAGGCGACCTACTCGATGTACGATCCGGCGAGGACGATCAAGGCAACATCGGCGACAACCGGAGTCGTCCACTTTTCGTGGATCAACAATCGTTTGACCGTCTGGGATGCCTACGGGCCGAAATGGAAGCCCGACGAGATCATAGCCGACATGTTTCGGGCCGACGAGTTGTATGGACCCGTTACTATTGGCGTCGAGCGGGACGGGTTGGAAGAGTTTATTTTGCAGCCGCTGCGCCAGGAGCAGGTTCGCCGCGGCTACGCGATCCCGATCCGCCCTATGAAGGCCCCGAAGGGGAAGCTTGACTTCATTCGCTCGCTGCAGCCGTTCTTCAAGGCCGGTGAGGTGATCTTCGTCAAGGACCTTCCCGAGCTCAAGGCGCAGCTGCTGGGCTTCCCCACCGGTTTGATCGACATTCCCAACGCTCTCGCCTACGCCATGGTGCTGCGGCCGGGGCAGCCGATCTACGAGAACTTCTCCTACCAGAACGTGGTTGAGGAGATCTTCAAGCTGCCACGGCAGCCGATGTACCTTGCCGTCAATGCGACGCAGATGTACACCACGGCGGTCCTAGTGCAGCACAACGACGGAGTGTTCAATGTCCTCGCAGACTGGGTTAGAGAGGGTGATCCTGGTGCAGTGCTCTCAGGCATTCTGGCCGATGCTGGGATGGAGGCCGGAGTACGGCCGCGCCTATACAGCCCACCTGAGCACTTCGGGAACTACGACACTGTGGGGCTCCGCGGGGCGGCTCGGAAAGTTCCTGTTGACCTTGGACAAGGGGGACTTGCCCTCGACGGTCGTGATGAAATCCGGGCACTCCTTCGACGGCAGGTTCGTCAAGGCCCAGCGCTCAGAGTGTCCCAAAGAGCCCGATGGACCCTGAACGGGTTCTCCGGCGGTTATTGCAAAGAGGTCCTCAAGAACGGGCAGTTGTCCGAATTTGCCACCGAGGGACCCTACAAGACTCTTTTTGAGGGCCTCGAATCGTTTGCTTCGCTGCTGAAGATGGGCCATATTGGGGAAGACCAGCCCATAAATTGGCAGACCACATCCGATGGCCGACGATACATCTCAAGCCGAGTCGTCGCGCGATGACGACGATCAGGACGAGACCGGGACGCCGGAGACCGATGAGCGCGCCAAGGACATCAGCCGCCGCGCCGGCGTGCGCAAGCAGCTGGTCGACCTGTTCGCCGAGGTAGAGCAGGGGTTCTCCGATCAGGCCGGCCGCGCCGACGAGCTGGAGGACTACTGGGACATCTACAACACAAAATTGAATGGCCGGCAGTTTTATGACGGCAATTCAAAGATCTACGTCCCGATCGTCCACAATGCGGTGAACGCCAGGAAGACCCGGTTCGTCAACCAGATGTTCCCGACCAATGGGCGGAACGTCGAAGTGATCAGCCAAGACGGCGAGCTGCCCTACGCCGAGATGTCCCTGCTGGAGCACTACATCGGCAAGGGCCAGCTGCGCACCAAGGTGATGCCGGCGCTGATGGTCAACGGCGACGTCGAGGGCCAGTACTCGCTCTACGTCAGCTGGGAGAAGCGCACGCGGAACGTGACGTGGCGGACCACCGAAGCCCCCGAGCTGGACGGAAAGCCCAACCCCGCCGCGGAGCCCGTCGAGACCATCAAGCACAAGACCATCACCGACCAGATGCCGCAGGTCGAGGTGCTCAAGGACTCCGACGTCCTGGTGCTGCCGACCACCGCCGACAGCATCCCCGAGGCCATCGCCGCCGGCGGCTCCGTGACCATCATCCGCCGCTGGACGAAGGCCAAGGTGCGCCAGATGATCCGCGAGGGCGTCGTGCGCAAGGATGTTGGCGAGGCGCTGATCGGCCAGATGTCCGCTGAGAAGCCGGCCGGGGTCAAAAACGATGTTCATCTGGAGGCCGCGGGGATCAAGCGCGACGGCGGCCTGGTGTTCGCGCTGGTCTACCAGACCTGGTCGATCCTCAAGATCAAGATCAGAAAAGACGATGAGGAGGGTGATCGCATCCTGTGCGAGGCGTTCTTCGGTGGCGAGAACCAATATCTCGGCGCGCGGCGCAACCCCCTGTGGTCCGACAAGGTCCCCGTCCTGTCGGTGCCGGTGGAGAAGATCTCGGGCTCGTTCAAGGGCGTCAGCAAGATCAAGCCGGTGGCGGATATCCAGTATTTTGCCAACGACAGCATCAACGAGGCGGCCGACAGCGCGGCCTATGCCCTGCTCCCGATCGTGATGACCGACCCGGCCAAGAACCCGCGGATCGGGTCCATGGTGCTGTCGCTGGCCGCGGTGTGGGAGACAAGCCCGCAGGATACCCAGTTCGCTGAGTTCCCGCAGCTCTGGGAGAACGGGTTCAAGATGGTGGCCGCTGCCAAGGCTGAGGTGGCACAGACGTTGAGCGTCTCGCCCGCGGCGATCACGCAGGGCGGCGGGGCGACATCCAAGCCGTCGCAGGCCGAGGTGGCGCAGGAACAGCAGATCGACATCCTGACTACCGCCGACGCGGTGACGATCGTCGAGGAGGGCATCCTGACGCCGCTGCTGGAGCTGTTCGTCGAGATGGATCATCAGTACCGCGACGATCCGATCCTGGTGAAACAGTTCGGTAAGATGGGCGTCGAGGCCAAGATGGAAGAGGTCCCGCCAATCCAGTTCGATACCAAGTTCCAGTACCGCTGGTTCGGCGTCGAGCAGGCCCGCAGCGCCCAGCAGATCCAGCAGCAGATCGCGGGCATGAACGTGATTCGCGGCATCCCGCCGCAGCAGCTCAATGGCTACAAGGTCAATCTCGTGCCGGTGGTGACCCAGCTGGTCGAGAACACCTTCGGGCCGCGGCTGGCGCCGCTGATCTTCCTTTCGCCCGAGCAGCAGATGCCGGTGCCCGCCGAGCAGGAGAACGCGCTGCTGATCTCGGGCTTCGAGGTGCCGACCCACGAGATGGATGATGACGCCGCGCACATCCAGGCTCACGCCCAGATCCTGAAGGACAGCGAGGGCAAGAACGCGCCGAACGCCCGCAAGACCCAGGCGCACATCTGGGCCCACATGCAGCAGATGCAGCAGAAGCAACAGGCCGCCGTCGCGCCGCAGGGCGAGCCGGGTATTCCTGGCGGCCAGATCGGGCAGCAGCCGCAGTCGGGCGTCGCCGGCACCCCACGCATGGGCGCGCAGCCAGCGCAGGCCACCGGTGGCCAGGGACCGCCGGGAATGATCCACCACGATCAGCTGAAGGACCCAGCCGTTGCCCCACGTCTATAGCATCGCCGCCTTCGTGGTCACCGTGGCCTACGTGCCGTGGTTCGCCGACGCCGCCAACGCGCCGCGCTGGATGCTGCTGAGCCTGTTGCTGCCATGGGCGTGGAACCTGCGGCTGCTGAGCGGATCGCACATCGCAGGTATCATGTTCCTGCTGTTCGCTGCGCTGTCGCTGCTGTGGACCCCGGTGCCGATCGAGGGCGTCCAGCCGCTGTGGCAGTTCATCTTGCTCGGCGTGGTGTTCTGCATCGGGTTCGAGATGGAGAGCCTGGAGCCGATCTTCGTCGGCGCGGCGTGGGGGATCGGCGTGTCGAGCGCGGTGGCGCTGTTCCAGGCCGAGCCGACCGGCCTGTTCCTGAACAAGAACTTCATGGCCGAGGCTGCGGTGCTGGTCGCCGTCGGGGTGATCATCTACCGGCGCTGGGAGCTGCTGGTACTGTTCCTGCCGGCGATGTTCATGCCGCTGTCGCGCGGCGCGCTGCTGGCGTTCGGGATCACGATGGTCCTCTATTGGCGGTCGACCTGGATCGCGGTGCTGGGGGCGGTTGCGTTCGCGCTGCTCCTGCTCGCCCAGCCGCACGGCTCCAGTCTCGGGGAGCGCTGGGTGATCTGGACCTTCACGCTGGAGCACCTGACGTGGTTCGGGCACGGCATAGGATCGTTCTACATCGATTTCCCGTCGTTCCGGGAAGGCGGCTTCGCCCTGCGGTTCGACCATGCCCACAATGATCTGCTGGAGCTGGTTTACGAATTTGGCCTGGGGACGGTTCCATTGCTGCTGGTGTGGCTGGTCGCGATGTGCCAATATTCGCAAGTCAGGCTGGTTCTGGTCGCCTTCGCGGTGGAGGGATGTTTTGGATTTCCCTTATTCCTTCCGGTCACCGGAGCTCTGGCTGCTCTGGCTGCGGGCCATCTTTGCGGGGCTCGGCATCGTGTACACGGTGTTGTGTCTGTTCGGGAACGTGCACTACGCGATGGGGCGCGACAGTTCGGACTTCGACGACGCGAGATACCATCTGCAGCGGGCGGCTGACGTGTTTCCGCTCAACCACGGGTTCAGGCTCGGCGTCGTCTATTATTACATGTTCCTGAAGCGAAGCGCGGGGACCGAGATCGAGCAGGCGCTGAAGACCGATCCCCATGCGTGGGATCTCAAACGGTACGCGAGGGTGAAATGAAAACGAAACTCTGGTTCCTGATCGGCCTGATGGCGCTGGTGCTGTGCTCGGGTCCCGCGGGCGCGCAGTACGGCTACGGCAGCCGGCCGCTGACTAGCAAACTGAACATCTCGTCCTCGACGGTGCTCAAGACCACGAACGGCGTACTGGTGACCATCAATGTCACCACGGCGGGGAGCGCCGTAGGATCGGTCTACGACAGTGCGACGACGGGAGCGGCGGCGACCTTGATCGCGACGATCCCGAACACGGCGGGCACCTACTACATGCAGTTTCCCTTCTTCGTCGGTCTCCTTGTAATTCCGGGGACCGGCCAGGTTGTCTCGGCGAGCTATCAATGAAACGCTACCTTCTCGGGCTCCTGTTCGCGCTGCTGGCGTCGCCGGCCTTCGCGCAGCTGCCGGTCTGCAACAACGGCGACATGATCTACCGGGGATCGGTGGGCTATCAGTGCTTGCCGTTTGACAACACGGCGGGCAAGTTCCTGCAGGGGCAGGGGAGCGCGGCCGCGCCGATCTGGACGTTCCAGGCGCCGCAGGCGTTCAAGCTGCCGACGCAGTCGACCAACACCTTCCTAGGCAACACCACGGGGATCAACGCCTCGCCGGTGCCGAACTCGGTGTCGCAGATCCTTGACACCATCGGCTATGATGTTAGCCGGCCGCCGGTTGTTAACTCGATCATCTACAAGTCCAACATCGCGCCCAGCAATACGTGGCAAGCGCTCGCACCGGCACCTGCGGCAGGATGGTCGTTGGTTTCCGGCGGCCTTAGCAACCCCCCTTCATGGGCGTTCATCAATACTGGAGCCGCGCCAGGGGTGGCGGGTACCTGCCTGATCAGCACCGGAGCAACGACATCGCCGACGTATCAGGCGTGCTTGAACGCCTTGAACTTCGCGGTGAGTGCACCGATCGTGGTGTCGTTCGCCACGCCGATCACGACGGTGAGTTGCCCGACATGCATCACGTCCGCCTCGGGAGGTGCAGGCGTCGCGCTGACCAAGACGGATGATACGAATGTCACCCTGACGCTCGGAGGTTCGCCGACAACGGCGCTCGTCAACGCGGCATCGCTCACGCTGGGCTGGACCGGAACGCTCGCGCTCACGCGCGGTGGATGTGCGGCGGCGCTCACGGCGTCGAATGGAGGACTACTGTATTCGACCGCCAGCGCGTGCGCCATCTTGGCGGGCACCGCGACCGCGAACCAGATTCCGATGTCGGGAGCGAACACGGCTCCCGCATGGTCAACGGCCACCTACCCGCCGACGACCGCGGCAGGCACCGTCCTGACTTCCGCCTCGGCGAACACTGTAACGGCGTCAGCGACCCCAACACTGGGGGTTCCTGGGTCGGTGATAGGGACGCTGGCCTTCGCCAATGCCACAAGCGGGACAGTCACGCTGGCAACCCCAACCGGGGCATTGGGGACGGTTACCCTTTTCATGCCGAACCTAAACGATGTTCTGGTCTCACGGACCAACACGGACTCGTTGACAAACAAGACTCTGACATCGTCCACCAACGTTCTCGGTGGTGTGACC